AGCCCTGCACAAAAGCAAGTAGTTTCAGCTTTTACAGGTTTGGCAGCACAACGCTACCAAGTGCCTACGAGTGGTCAAGCAACCATCCTAGCCGGTGCTGATTTATATCAGTCCGACTTTGGTGTATTGCAGATCGTTCCTAATCGCTTTATGCGTACTCGTGATGCCCTCGTACTCGATCCTGAGTATGCAGCATTAGCGTACCTCCGCCCATTCCAGACCAACGACATTGCTAAAGTAGGCGATGCAGACAAGAAACAAATCTTGGCTGAATTGACCCTCGAAGTTCGCAATGAAGCTGCTCATGGTGGTGCTTTCGACTTATCTTGATAAATAGTAGATAAGTTGTAGAATAGGGGGTGGGCAAAACCTGCCCCCTTTCTAGGAGTCTTTATGTCAGAACTCGGCAAACGAGGTAACTTAGGTGTAGTAAACGGAGTAGTAAAAACAGCCTACGCAGATGGCGAGGGCGGTCTTATTATTAAGACAGAAACACAATTAGACGATTTTATTAACCATACAAAGGAACAATATAATCAGCGTAGTGAAAAGACAGGATGGGGAGATACCCCATACGATGCAAAGAATAAAATAGCATCATTACCTTTGGAGATTATTGAGACTCTAAATGTAATGGGAATTATGCGAGGCTTTCATATTACCGACCAAAAAGCCCTCAAGAAGTGGCTAAATAACCCTGATAATAAGGTATTTAGAACTAGAGGGGGTCAGGTATGAGGATCGCTATATTAATGCCAGCTAGAGGGCAAATGGAAGTCGCTACAGCGTTTGATTTAGTAGCAATGTGTGCGTATACCATTAAGACCACAAAACACGATATAGACCTGTTTACTAGCTCTGGAACGCTAATATTTGACCAGAGGAATAAGTTGGTAGAAACAGCACTAGAAAACAAGGCAGACTATCTGCTCTTTGTAGATGCAGATATGAGGTTTCCACAAGATACCTTAAAAATATTGATGGCTCACGATAAAGATATTATCGGGGTCAACGCAACTACAAGGGCAGAACCCGTTAACCCTACAGCTAGGAATATCCATATTAATGATGATGGATCGGTAGATTGGTTAGCGGTTTACTCCAATGCTAAGTCAGGCATTGAAAAAGTAGATGGGATTGGCTGTGGAATTATGTTGATTAAACAGAGTGTCATTAAGAAGATGGAAAAACCCTACTTCTACTTTGAGCAACTTTTAAACAACAAGATATTAGGCGAGGACATTTACTTTTGCATTAAAGCAAAGGATGTAGGAGTTGATACTTGGGTAGACCACGATCTATCCAAACAGATAAAGCATATTGGGCAGTATGTTTATGGATGGCATAACATCGAACTACCAAAAGATTAGGAAATCATGGCTTACACAAACTTTACCGATCTCAAAGCATCGGTGGCTAACTACTTAGGTCGATCAGACTTAACATCGGTTATCCCCGATTTTATTAGCTTTGCAGAGCTACGCATGGCTAGAGATTTACGCACTCGGCAGATGTTACAGTCAGCTACTGCGTTAACAGTAAGTGGTGATGGCAAAGTAGCCTTACCAACAAACTTCTTAGAGATTCGGGATTTACATATCCAAGGCAATCCAAGATACCCTATTACTTATATGTCTCCTAGTTTATTTACTAGGGATGCTCCGGCAGACGAGAGTGGTAAACCAATTTATTACACAATCTTGGCAACTGAGTTTGAGTTAGCACCAAAGCCAGATACAGCGTACACATTGGAGATTCTCTATTATGCTAAACCTACTGTATTGTCTACTGGTAATGCAAGCAATGTATTTCTTGCTAATTATCCAGATGCTCTCCTCTATGCCTCCCTTTTAGAAGCAGAGCCATACTTAATTAACGATGCAAGAAGTCAAACATGGGCAACCCTGTACGACAGAGCAATCAAAAACATATCCGATGCAGATCAAAATGGCGAGTATTCGGGTATTCCATTACAAATGCGCGTAACCTCACGATAAGGAAATAATATGGCTGAAATGTCAAACTACCTAGAAAATGCACTAATTAATGCATCTCTACGAGCAACAACCTTTACTGCACCTTCTGTAGTTTATGTTGGTCTTTATACAACAGACCCAACCGATGCTGGTACAGGCACAGAGGTAAGCGGTGGATCGTATGCTCGCCAATCAGCTACCTTTGGTGCGCCTAGTAACGGAGTATCTACTACGACTGCTGATATTACCTTCCCACAATGTACTTCTAGTTGGGGAACAGTCAGCCACATTGGAATCTTAGATGCACTTACTACTGGCAACCTTTTGTATCACACACCCCTTACGACATCTAAGGCAATTGATACAGGCGATTTGTTTAAGATTGCATCAGGAAGTCTGACAGTAACATTGGCGTAATATGCCAGCAGATTACTGTGGCGCGTTCTCGATTGATAGTATCGATCAGTTTGGAACGCTTGAACAAATACTAATATCGTTTGATGATCCAATATGGAACTCAGCTAATACCTGTATTCTGTATGGCGATGGTTCGGTAACGGCTAACGCTAGTGCAGAAGTTGTTGGTATTAGGACAAGAGAAGGTGTAGGATCAGTAACAGCAAATGCTTCTGTTGTTGCAGCAGGACAAAAAACAAGTTTTGCTAGTGCAGACATAAGTGCAGATGCAACAGTAGTTGCTAATGGTTCTGCTATCCGTACATCATCGGCAGACATAACAGCCAATGCATCTGTTACAGCCGAAGCCATTAGGGTATTGGTTGGGGAAGGAATAGTAAATGGAACAGCAACAGTTGATGCAACAGGAAACGCAATACTGGTCGGATCTGCTACTGTCGATGCAGAAGCAAGTGTGGCAAGTACAGGTATTCGAGTTAGAACAGGTGATGCGACAATTACAGGCAATGCAAGTGCAGAGTCTGAGGCTATTCGGGTTAGAACATCTGTTGCAGAAATAACAGGCACAGCAACAGTAACAGCACTTGGTGGCGTTGAATACGCAGGAGAAGGCTTTATTATTGCCAATGCGTATGTAGATGCACAAGCACAAGCAGTTTATTCTGCTAATGCAGTTATTACAGCAAATGCTACAGCAGTAGCAAGTGGTAATGTATTAGGCGATAATTGGACAGACGAGACAGCAGGATCAGAGGCTTGGACAGGTATATCAGCAAGCACTACAACATGGACAGCAGAGACAGCAGGCTCAGAGTCTTGGACAGCTATTACAGCTACAACGACAACTTGGTCAAATATATCTAGCGGAAACTCACAATGGCAATAAGTAGAATAAATTTCGGGGAGTGGACTCCAGATCAGCCAGGCATTACTAATGGTCTAAGACGAGCAGAGAATGTTTACTCTAAACTCGTTGGGTATGGTGCATTGCCTACTGTTGTAGATTATTCTTTAGCAGCATCCGAAAACCTAAACAATGTTGTTGCAGGCAAGACAACGGCAGGAGCTACAACTGTATTTGCTGGTGGCTCTACAAAACTATTTAAGTTAGATACTAGCGATTTGTCTTTAGACAATGTGTCAAAATCGGGTAACTATTCAACTCCTACCGATCAGCGTTTTAGATTTACGCAATTTGGTAATGTAATTATTGCAGGCAATGGCTTTGATAAATTACAG